ATTCCATGTCTTACCGTCAAAGTCTACAGGATTACCATCTGCAGTAATTACATCCCATGAGGCATTAGTAACCTTATTGGTAGGATACGCTTTAGTTGAAGCATCCCAAGCACCTCGATGAACAACACCACCTTGGATAGCATCATAGATATCTTGCGACTTATCCGCGAACTCTTTACTACGGTTAGCTTCAGTACGTGCAGTAGAGGCACTTGCTTCTGCACCTTCTGCGGAATCACTAGAACGACTAGCAGCATTAGTAGAAATAGTTGCTTGGTTCGTAGCTTCTGTAGCTTTATTAGATGCAGTTGCAGCATGAGTATTAGCAGTATCTCTTGCAGTTTCTGCACCAGACTCTGCCAACTTAGCAGCACTTTCACTTAACTTAGCTAATCGAGAACTCTCAGCAGCTTCTTCCGCTTCAGCAGTAGCAATGATTACCTGAGCTTTAGCTAGATTTACTTGAGTAGTTGCAACTACCGAAGATGCTTTAGCATTGTCAGCATGAGTCTTAGCATTAGTGGCACTAGCGTTGGCAGCAGTAGCTGATACCGCAGTAGCATCATGTAAGTCCTGTACAGTATCTTTAATAGTATTAACTTGAGCTATAGCAGCAATAGCAAGGTTAGCTTGTTCAGTAGCTAAAGGTACTTGAGCACTCGCAACAGTCGCACTATTAGTTGCATTGGTTTCTGATACCTTGGCAGCAGTCTCACTTGCTTTAGCTACTAGAGCACTTGTACTTGCTTTGGCAGATTCAGCAGTAGCTGTGTTAGCGGCAGTCTGCGCAGTACCCGCATGTGTGTTAGCTACCGTAGCATATTCCCCCGCACCTAACGAAGCTTGTTGTGCTTGGGTATTAGCAGTCTCAGCAGCAGTCTTAGCGACTTCCGCAGCAACCTTGTATACCTTTGCATTCTTCTCAGATTCCGCAGCAGCAGATGCGCTTACGGCAGCAGCACTATTAGCAGCATTAGTCTCAGATACTCCTGCAGCGAGCTGTGAGGCGTCTGCAGCATTTGCACTAGCACTTGCATTGGTCTGAGCATTCAACGCTGTTGTAGCCTGTTCTGTAGCGATTCCTGCGTTAGTTTTAGCAACTAGTTCAGATGCACTAGCTTGTACAGCATATTGGGCTGCTTCACTTGCATCAACGTTAGCGGATTGTGCACTATCTTCAGCAAGGGTAGCAGATTGAGTTGCACGGTTAGCAGCATCAGTAGCAACGCCTACTTGTGCAGTAATATTAGAAGCTACATCTAAAATCTCAGAGTGTGCCTCTGTAATTTCGTCATACTTAGTATTAATATCAGTTGCAGTAGTATTAATACCTTCTTCGATAACAACTACATTTGCTTCAGCAGTCAAAACTACTTTCTTAGCTTCAGCTACTTGTTTAACGTCCTCAGCCACCCGAGCCGCTTCTATCGTAACCTGGGTCACCCCGGCTACAACTTCATCGGACATTTCCTTAACCGCAGCACGATGAATACCTGCTAAATGTGCCTCGTCCATAGCTCTTTGTGCAGATGTTGAAGCATCTAACGCATGATTACTTGCAGACTGTGCAAATGATTCCGCTTCATCACGGTATTGCTTAACAAGGTCAACTACCCCTGCAGCTACATCATCAGGAGATACATTGTACTGGCGGAAGCGAGGGTCATTTATAGGAGACTTTTCTAAAGTAACCGGAACCGTTAAAACTTCAAAGTCGTCCTTACCAAAACGAATAAGTTCGTCCTTCGAGGTAATGACTGTACCTTCTTTCCACCCACGGGATACCCCAAGCTTCTTAAGAGCATGTAGCCGGTAAGGATAATCTTCCGAATCTGGAGTATCACTAGCAGCCAAGCCTGCATAAGCAACTAGGGCTTTATCAAAGGCATTCCAGTCGGATACAGAACCACGATAACCTTTAACGAAGTCTGTACGAGGTGTAGAACCTTTAAATACTTCATAAGGGTAAATACCGCCCACATAGTGGTAAGGTTCAGATTCAAAAGTAACGTATTGTCCAATCTCAGTGACTATACAGCCCAATTCAAATGAACCAATAATGTTATGACCTAGCTTCTCTAGAATACTATCGATAAGAGAAGTTGCGTCTGTACCTATAAGTGAACCTAAAGCTAATAGTTCATCTAAGTGGTCAGCTACTAGAGCTACCTTGTCATAGGAAGTATCAATATAAGTATCTACCAAGTCACAGCCTGAAGGTGGACGGTATAGTTCTTCTATTGTAGTTCCCGCACTCGGGGTAGGAGCACACGAAGTGCTCTCTACCTTAGTGAAAGTCTTTTTAGGTGCTTTCATTAAATCCATCCTCCCAATGATGGTTTACAGTTACCAATATTCTCGTCTTGGTTAGTCATACCGTATTCACGTTGTTGAGTACAGAATAGTTCATACTTACTTAGCATTTGATTAGCTAACATAGCATGTTCTTGTGCTGTACCACCTGAATAGACTCGGTGTGCTACATAAGACAGTAATGCCGGTTTAAATTGTGGAGGTAATAGTAGGTCAGTAGTGTCTACAGTTACCTTAGGATGTAATGCTCGATAAATAGCAAACATCATATTAGTTTCCACAGGGTTAGGAATCTCAATAACATCCATAGCCGGTGCAAAAGCTACATTGCAGGCATTAGGGTCATTGATAACGATTACTTGACCCACTTCATCATATATCTGTTCTACTCGAATAACATCATCGGTAAACGGATTCTCACGAGAATCGATAATGTATTTCTTTGGTTCAGGACTAGTAGTATTAGATACCGCATACTTACTATTAAGATGGTACTCAGTAATCCCAGAGAATTGCTTTACAGCAACCTCACGAGTTAACAGTGGAAACCGTGTATACAGTTCAGTTAGTGAAACATTGATATGATAGAGAAGCTTAAGCTTATCCTCGGGTGTAAGCACACCATCAACCATCATGCCATGTTTATTTAACTCACCATACATTAGGTCATCCAATACGTTTTGTAATTTCATATTCTACCTATACAAGATAAGAGTCATAGTTACTTGTAGTCTCATCAACTACGTCTTCTTCCCATAAACCGGAGGTATCATCGTACTTCAGTACAACATCTTCACTCGGTTTCCAAATAGGCATTAGGGGAAGCATCGAAATAGTATCAATAAAGTCATCATGCTTCGACTTAAATCCACCTTTAGCTACTAATGAGAGTTCATTCATACACTCAACCATTGTGGCATCTTCTTTCAATTCTTCAGGAAAAAAGAATAGACGTTGTTTAAACAACGGAACCACAGTATTAAAACGAGTGAACTTCTGCGTGTTAGGGCGAATGCCCGGTGTTCCTTTATTACCTTCACTAGCCAAGTTAAAGAAGATATTACGAGTCATCATCTCTTGTTGTATCCATGAGATAAATCCTGCTTGTTGTCCTGTAACTTCGATACCTACGGATAAAGGATTATAAATCTGAACCAATCTAAATAAATCATCAACTGTCTTATCTAGTAGTTGTCTCTTGGTAATACCATCTACCCAGAAGTACTGCCCTTTGTTACTTACCGCCCATACAGAGATAACAGTATAGTCAGCACTAGTCTTTTCACTAGTAGCAAAGTCGGTAGTAATGTAGAAGTTATAAGAGTTCATCTTACTTAGTAATACAGAACGTCTGTACCATTGAATATCACTTGGTTCGATAATACGGTCTTCGTCTGACATGATACGAAGCATAAGCTCTTGGTTAAATGATTCTATACGTCCAGAACCTTTAAGCATCTTGTAAGACTGCATAACAGACTTATAAGTGAATCGGTCTTCCCATGAACCACGGAACTCTTCTTCTGTACACGGGAACTGCTCACATACAGGGAATACGTTAACGTTCCATGCACCAGATTCAACCGCTTCATATAAAGGGTCACCCGCATTAAAGGGTGTACCTGACCAGATAATCTTACGTTTACTTGGATGCAGTGCAGCATAGATGGCGTTATAGATTGTAGCCTTAACGTTCTCAATAACTGTAGGGGACTTAGCATCTGTATCCGATATCAAGTCATCAAGTAATGCTAGTACAGGACGAGAGTTATTCTCACGAGTACCACGTACACCTGTCTGAGCACCGTGACCGGTAACTACAAACCTGTTACCACTAGCATTAGTAAAGTCCCAAATGGTATCTGTGAATCGAGCTTTAGGTACATACTTCTGTAAGAATGCAGATTGATGCCATCTACCTTCCATAGAACGACGCATCTTCTTAACACCGTTATCCATAGAGTCAGATACATAAAGGGCATAAGGAATCTTACCCATTCCAGGTAATTCACCAAAGATAGCGATATACCACATTAAGTATTCTTTAACTGTAGTCTTAGCAAATCCACGATGACACATGTTTACGGTATCACCTTCGGTGATTAGTGTATCGATGAACTTATAGTGTACCGGTGGAGTCTTGTTCTCAGGTTCACCACCTTCAATCAACTTAATAACTGAAACCAATGATAAAGCAAACTCACTAGGGATATACCCACCAATGTCATCATACTTAAGTTCATTAAGATACTGGTCTACTGACTTAGCAGTAACCGTTAATTCAGGCATACTCATTAGTCTGCTTCCTTGGTTCCAATAGCAGCATAAGATACATCTTTAGTACTTAGACTACCTTCAATGATTCTTCCACGTTGACCATTACTTAGGTTAGCTACAGCAGATGCTAGGTCTGCAATCACACCACTATCAGTAGTAGTTACATCTAGGTTCAACTTAGCTTCAACAGGGGCTTTCAGGTGATTCATAAGTGAATCTGCAGCTTTCTGTACAATGTGTTCATTGTTACTAGTTAAGAGTGCTGCCTGAGCTGCAATAGCTTTATGTCTTACACCTGCATACATAATATGGTCAGGGATAAGAGTTTGTTCATAGATGAGTGTAACTAGCTTAGTCTTATTATAGGTACTAGCATACGCAGCCATGTCCTTAGCAGAGACATTACGGCTAGCCATATCAGCACACTTAGTAGGGAATACCTTCTGATATGCAGCCATAGAACTCATACCCATAGCTTTATAGGATACGAACATTACTGCATTAAAGTAATCAGCTAACTTAAACCTACCTTCCTGTAGAACACTAGAATAAGTAATAATGTTATTCGAATAGACCTCTGCCATCTGAGGGTCTGCAATCATCTTATTCAAGTCATCTACAAAGGGCTGGGTAATCTTGCTCTTATGTTGTTTAGGTACTACTTCTTTTAGTTCAATTAAATTTACCATCATTTATCCTCTAGGCTTGGTATAGTTATGAAATATACTAGATGTCTTCTTCGAAGACTAGTGTAGTGAATCGATAACCTTACTGTGTCCGGCTTGACGCCTACCACAGACGGCTATCTCAAAAAAGGGCTGGGATTAATGAAACTACTTAAGAAACGTCATGAGACTACTATGTGTATAACTTATCATTACACATTACATGGTATGTTCTGGCTTACATTTAACAAGAGACGCAATAGACTTTGCTACTAACAGAGGCGTAGCCTCGTACAGGAACCATATGTATTTAACAAGAAACCTTACATACTTTGCACTGACATGGCGTAAGCAAAGTGGGTCAGCACAGTGTGTATCTGTGAGAACCAAACATAATAATAAGTCTAATCACCTAAGAGGCATAGTGACTACATTGGACCACTATGTTAAGTCTAGACGTACTCATACTAGAAAGTTGGTATTCCATGCAGTTGATTAAAATTGAATATACCGAACTCTCAGAAGAAGCTTACTGCCAGTCATACTTATTAGATGATGGTTACATCATTTGTACATGGTATGGTGCAATAGTTATAGAGTGGCTATTACAAGACATAAAGGATGATTACGATGATACTCTGTAAAACATATATAGTTGTATTCAAGACTAGCCAACGCCTACCATACGTAGACTTCAAATTTAACAGTCAATGGTACTGCTTAGATACAGACGACGTAGAACCAATATTCTCATGTGAACCTACTACCGCTGACTTAGGAAATCACCAACGGATGACAAGATGCTACTAGTTAAACAATTAGATATAGATGAGTGTGATGACTACACTGATTACTTCTTTAACGTAGTAATAGGTTATGTTACTTATTACCTTTTCTACTGTACTCCTGAGAATACTCTGGAACTGAACGAGACCATATATGAAATTACTTAAGATAGCTGTTACATCAGAGGATGGAAGTACTTATTTTGCCTCATCACTCCAGAAGATAAAGGTAGTTAAGCATTGGTTCCGTATGTGGACTACCAAACAAGCATTGAGTTTTAGATATGAAATTACTTAAATACCAATACCGAGTTACCTCTTACACAGACGGTAGCATCTACCTTACCTATGATTATATGAATAAATTTCACACTTTAAACAAGGTACAGAACCAATGATATTACTTAGGACCGAACTACGGGACCAAGAAGCATTAGCGTGGGCTACTAGAATACGTAAGCATCATCACCGAGCTTACGTTTATGTATTCCAAGTAAGTTGTGTAGGGGAATGGGATATTCAATATGATTTTACTTAAACGTTTACCAAAGACATCTCCAGGGTACTCAGATTACATGTATAGAGATGAAACCTTCTTCTATGTTGAGCGCCATAACTATTTACAGTACTGGTCAAGAAAAGGAGTAGCAGGAACCAATGGTACTAATTAAGACTGGGCGTGACGCTGAAAGACCTTACGCAATGTATACACCTTCGGTACTATCCAAAGATTTATGGGGCGATGTAGGAGACTATTGTAAGTGGTATTCACATTTCGCATTATGGTTTAGATATGAAGTTAATTAAGACAGAAAAATGTGTACGTAGTAGACCAGCACATGTAAGTAGTAAAGATACCCTAGTGTTAGGTTTATCTGCTTCTTTCATAGGTAGGTATACTTATGACATATGGTTCAATAGATTTTGGATAGAGTTTAGATATGAAACTAATTAAAGCAGTACCCTATGTAACTCTTGATGCTACTTACCATGATTACGTACTTAAAGGTGAAACTTACATGATAGAGGTTTTACCTAAAGTACATAGGTTATGTAAATGGTTCTGATTAAAGTAACTATAACTGCAACTACCGAGTATAACTATAACGATTACATTTATAGGAATACTATTTACTGTAAATTTGACGATAGGCTTAAGTACTTTGACACTATACGCAACAATTAAATATGAAGGTAACTGTGCTGTACTGATAGATATCCCCCTCCTATGGGTAAGAATGGTAGTGGTTAAAAAATGAACTCTTATATGGAATTTGTAATTATTGTACAGGTGTAGTACTTACAGCTACCGAGCTGTATATATCGACATACCCCCCCTACCTTCCTTACTAGCTATATCATGCTGACGCATGAGTAATGACAATCATGTCACAACTACTTGGAGTTCTACCTATGAAAACATTATTCGCATCTATCATCACTGTTATCACATCACTATTCAATTGCTTCCTTATCCTAGTGGACATCGTATCATCAGTATTCCGTAGTGCACAGAACGTGCAAGACGTAGTAGAAGATGCATCACTAACATTCAAGATTACAGAGAAACTAGAGAACGCTGATAAGATTAAACAACTTAAAGCACAACTAGCAGACAAGGACATTCAACTATGATTACTATCCAATACACTCTAGACCTACAATACATCTACTCTACCTTCATCCAGTACAGACCAACATACCTACGTTAAGCACTCTTCGGAGTGCTTTACCTTTTAACACATAACACAAACACATCAACACAGAGATAGTTAGTTAACCTTAAGAGTATATCCTTCGGATATCCTATATAGAGTACATACAGAGCTAGACTGTAAACTAGTGTTTAGTCAGTGTTTAGTCAGTAATTGTTTGGATATCTAGTGTTTATCTAATAGATGTACTAAAACTATACCTAACCTAAGGAGTAACTATGAAACTACTATACATACTAGATGTACCACATCGTAAAGCAATAGAGTTTAACTTTAACTATCAGTGGTACTTCGTATTACGTAATGGAGCTATCATAGGATGACATTACTACCTGTATATACATATGATACTTATCCTGCATTTGAACCAATCTTCTGTTATAGAAATAGATGTGCATTCATAAGTGACAACACTCTAAGACTAACCAGAAGAGGTGATATATACACTGCTTCTTGGTTACAATCTAGAATTGCCACTAACTTCCACAAGAGGATAACCAATGACATTAATACCATTAGATAAACGTTCATACTGGTATCATGCTGTACCATACATGTTTACTAGTGAAGGAGAATTAATATGAGACTACTACAAACATACTCTAAACCAAATGTATTAGCTGCATTCTTTATTAATGATAAAGTTAAATATTTCCTAACAGAGTTACCTAACACAGTATACAAAGTTGGTATACATCGTTCTGAGAATACTAATTCAATTAAAGAATGGATAAAAGCTAATGCATATGTGAGAGTAACCAGATGAGACTACTACCTACATTTGATGCTATACAAGGTTCTACTAAAACAATGTTTATATACCATAAACGTGTACATCACATAGCCTCAGCT